TACCGTTCCTTGACCGAGGGAGGCCATATCGAGCTGCTGGACAGCATCATCCTCGCCTGCTGGCAATGCTCCGAGGGCAAGGAGAAACGCCGCCAGCGCACCAGCTATTAACTACGCCGAAGCAGGGCCTCCGCCCTGTTTTTTATATGCATCTGTCAGAATGGAGGTTTTCTCATGGCAGAATTTGAACCCATCACCACGCAGGAGGCATTCGACGCCGCCGTTGCCGACCGTCTGGCTCCCTTCGCCGACTACGACGACCTCAAGGCGCAGAATGCCGACTATGCCTCCCGCATCCATGCCTTTGAGATGTCGGAGCTCAAGACCCGCATCGCCCACGAGGTCGGCATCCCCTTCGACCTCTCCCAGCGGCTTACCGGTGAGAACGAGGACGCCATCCGCAAGGATGCCCAGTCTCTCGCCAAGCTGCTCAAGCCCCAGACCCCCAAATCGCCCCCGCGCAGCACCGAGCCCGCAGGCGGCAGCAGCCGCCGCGATGCCCTGCGCGCCTTCACCAACGACCTGATGAGCAAAGGAGAATAACACATGGCAGACATTCTGAGCAAAGGCTCCCTGTTCCCCGAGGAGCTGATCCCCGACTTTATCAAGAAGACCACCGGTGCCTCTGCGCTGGCCAAGCTGTGCAGCGCCACCCCCATCCCCTTCAACGGCGTCAAGGAGTTCACCTTCTCCCTGGACAAGGAGGTGGACATCGTGGCAGAGAACGGTGCCAAGACCAAGGGCGGCCTGACCGTCGACCCCATCACCATCGTTCCCATCAAGATCGAGTACGGTGCCCGCATCTCAGACGAGTTTCTGTACGCCTCCGAGGACGCGCAGCTGGACTACATGAGCGCCTTTGCCGACGGCTTCGCCAAGAAGGTCGCCAAGGGCCTCGACCTGATGGCCTTCCACGGCGTCAATCCCCGCACCGGCACGGCCTCCTCCGTCATCGGCACCAATCACTTCGACTCCAAGGTGACGCAGGCTGTGACCATCGCCTCCGGCGACAAGCCCGATGAGAACATTGAGGCCGCCATCGCGCTGGTGCAGGGCGCAGACCGGGACGTCACCGGCATGGTGCTGGCCCCGGCCTTCAAGTCCGCTCTGGCCAAGCAGACCACCGCCGACGGCGCAAAGCTTTACCCCCAGCTGGCATGGGGCGCAAATCCCGGCGAAGTGAACGGCCTGCGGGTGGAGTCCACCTCCAACCTGTCCTCCGGCTCCAGCCTCGACCGCGCCCTTGTGGGCGATTTCGTCAACTGCTTCAAGTGGGGCTATGCCAAGGAGATCCCCATCGAGGTCATCCGCTACGGCAACCCCGACAATGATACTCAGCTGGGCGACCTGAAGGGCCACAATCAGGTCTATCTGCGCGGTGAGGCCTACATCGGCTGGGGCATCCTCGACCCGTCCGCCTTCGCCCACATCAAGGCCGGCGAATAAGGAGGACATGACCATGCTGTATCGCAACAAAAAGACCGGCGCTGTTATCGAAACGGACTGCCTCATCTCCGGCGGCGACTGGGAACCTGACAGGGCAGATGCCGCGCCGGACGCCACCTCCGAGGCCGACACCGAGGCTGACCCCCCCGCTGCCAAGTCCAAGCGGAAAGGCAGGGCAACGGTATGACCTACGCTACCGTGGACGACATGACCACCCTCTGGAGGCCCATGACGGAGGCAGAGCAGGCCCGCGCCGGCCCTCTGCTGGAGGTCATCTCAGCCAGCCTTGATGTTGAGGCCCGCAAGGTGGGCAAGGACCTGCCCGCACTGGTCGCTTCGGACTCTGCACTGGCTCTGGTGGCCAAGAGCGTCGCGGTCGATGTGGCTGCGCGGGCGCTGATGACCAGCACCGATCAGGAGCCGATGACCCAGCTGACGCAGGCCGCAGGCGGCTATTCCGCCTCCGGCTCCTTTCTCGTTCCCGGCGGCGGCCTGTTCATCAAGAAGTCTGAGCTGGCCCGGCTGGGGCTGCGCCGCCAGCGGATGGGGGTGATCGAGCTGTATGGCAGCTCTGATTAAGGGCATCCCGGTCACGCTTTACGAGCGCACCAAGACCGGTGAGGATGCATTTCACGAACCCGTCTACGCCGAAACGCCGGTCACAGTCCAAAATGTGCTCATTACGCCTGTTGACTCTGCGGCATCGCCCACAGAGCTGCAGCTTTCCAGCCGTCATCTGGTTTATGAGCTTTGCATCCCCAAGGCCGACACTCACAAATGGGAGGGCTGCGCTGTGGAGTTTTTCGGGAAGAGATGGCGCGTCCTGAACGGCGTGCAGCAATACATCACCCAGCTCACGCCTCTGGACTGGGATAAGAAAGTACAGGTGGAGCGGTATGAATGATTTTCACTTTGAGCTGAACCGCTCCGGTGTCCGGAAACTGCTGAAGAGTAAAGAGATGCAAAACGGCCTTTCCTCCGTCGCTTTTGCGGCGCAAAGCCGTCTGGGCGATGGATATACGGCCAGTTACTACACGGCGGACACCCGCGCAGTGGCTGAGATAAGCGCCGATTCTCTCTCCGCCCGGAAAGAGAACGCCGACACCAACTCTATTCTGAAGGCGCTGAAGTGATATGATCGAAGAAATCATCCTCAATTATCTGCGGGAAAGCGGTTTTCCCTGCTATCTGTCCGTGCCGGAGCAGCCCTCCGGCAATTTTGTTGTGCTGGACAAGACCGGCTCCGGCCACGACGAGGGGCTTTTCCACGCCACGCTGGCCGTGCAGTCCTACGGAAAGAGCAAGTTCAGCGCGGCCCAGCTCAGCCACCATGTCGTGCAGGCCATGCTGGATGCCGACACCCTGCCCGAGGTGGTCAGCTGCAAGCTGGTCACTGACTACGATTTTCCCGATACCACCCGGAAGCTGCCCCGCTATCAGGCGGTTTTCGAGCTGGTGCATTACTGAGTTTCTGAAAGGAGCTTTTCCTTATGGCAAACGCAAAGAACGTCACCGCCGCAAAGCCCAAGGTCGGCGGCGCGGTCCACCGCGCCCCGCTGGGTACGCCTCTGCCCACCGACGCCAAGAGTGAGCTGGACAAGGCCTTTGAGTCTCTGGGCTACATCTCCAGCGACGGCCTGACCAACTCCAATTCGCCCTCCAGCGAGAACACCACCGCATGGGGCGGCGACACCGTGCTGACCCAGCAGACCGAGAAGCCGGACACCTTCGCCTATACCCTGCTGGAGGCGCTGAACCCGGCCGTGCTCAAGTCGGTGTATGGCGACAAGAACGTCACCGGCACACTGGAGACCGGCATCACCGTCAAGGCCAACAGCGATGAACAGCAGGACTGCTGCTGGGTCATCGACATGGTGATGAAAAACAATGCAGCCAAGCGCATCGTCATCCCGGACGCTGCCGTTTCTGCCGTGGGCGACATCACCTACTCCAACGGCGCGGTGGGCTACAACACCACTCTGACCGCTGTACCGGATGATCATGGCAACACCCACTATGAGTACATCGTCGCAGCCGGCGCAGAGACGCAGACTGCCAAAGAAGCTAAGGAGGTCAAGGCATGATCACTGCTGAAACCAAGGACGGCTTTGCTGTCGAACTCAGCGAAGAAGCGCTGGACAATGTGGAGCTTCTGGACGCGCTGGCCGCAGTGCAGGACTCCGACGTCCTGTCTCTGGGCCGCACCATCCGCCTGCTGATGGGCAAGGCGCAGGCAAAGAAGCTCTATGACCACCTGCGCACCGAGGACGGCCGCGTGCCGGTCGTTGCCCTGAGCAACGCTCTCGGCGAGCTGATGGAATCCTTCCGCGCCGGAAAAAACTCTTCTTCCTCTCCGGCCTGATCGCATCGGATGAGGGAAAAGACAAGCTTATCTGCGATTTCGCCCAGTATTACCATCTGCTGGACTGGCGCAGTCTGCCGGTACGGCTGG